TCCAGAATGTTATCTAGAAAATTACATCCCCATATTGCAAAATACTTTGATAAATTATTTGAGAGAGAAGTTAAAAAATACGAAGGTGACAACCTAAGACGTTATAAAAGGTTAGAAAGAATCGCTGACAAGGCAGAGAAAGAAAAACAATTCGCTGCTGCTATTAATGCTGAGTATAGATCTGGTCAATTGGCTGGAGCTTACATAGATAAAAAAGAAATAACTGTCAGTGGTTTGGAGGGTATGTCACGTGAACAACTTGAAAAAAAATTGGAAGAACTGTCCATCAAAATCGATGGCCACAACGCCAAGACGATTGAAGTTAAGTCCGAAGACGTTACAACAATTGAAGAAGGCTAGTTGGTCGGAGTGGTTAGATGCTTTTAATCAAGTACATAACTCAACCCTCACTACTTCAGTTGGAACTATAAAAGTAAAGATAGATGACTAAAAAACTTAAAACTTCAAAGTTAAAGTTTAACTTTAGACAATTAGGTAATGACATCGCTGTCTATCCATTTGTAGAAGTTAGGTGGCAAGATATTGAAGGTGATGCTGGTTGGAGTGATATTAAGTCCTTGCAAAAAGAAGAACTTCCCATATGTGTTTCAAAAGGTTATTTACTTAGCCAGGAAAAAGGTATTACAAGATTATTTAGTGATTATATTGAATCAAAAAATAAACCTACGTTTGATAATATTGGAAATACCACTATCATTCCTACCTCAGTTATTATATCAATTAGAAGAATTAAAACTTAAATACTGATTAGATTATGAGCTCTAAAAATAATGAAGCAAGACTTTGGCAGAAGGTTAAGAAAGGATTAACGGATTGCTTTCTAACCCGCATAGAATCTAGCACTATCAATGGAATTCCTGACATTCATGTAGTACATAAACAAGAAGTATTTTGGATAGAATTAAAATCAGATTTGTTAAGTTATCCAGCACTAAATAAATGGCAGATTGTGTGGATCAATAAGTATGTGAAAGCAGGTGGTAAAGTAATTATCCTAAAAGAGAACTTGGGTAAGACCCCCTTGCAGAGTGTCTTAGAACTGTACAGACCGGTGTCACTGTTCACTGAACCTCGTTCACTGGTCCCTCGTTTCTCGTTCAAGGCCCCCTATCACTGGACCACGGTCCAGCAGCAGGTGCTCCGGGAGCTGGGATCCAGTCCTGAGGCAGCGTAGCTCTCGTTCTCGTCCTCTGGCCACCAATTTTTTCCTCTTTGTTAGGTTGGTGGCCTGGGGACCAGCATCCTGAGCTGAGTAAGTTGAGTAAGCTGAGTAAGTTGAGTAAGTTGAGTAAGCTGAGTAAGTTGAGTAAGTTGAGTAAGCTGAGTAAGTTGAGTAAGCTGAGTAAAAAGATTCTTCTTGACAGATATCCCATGATATCTTATATGTATTAGCGAAACTAAAACTAAGGAGAAATATGAATTGGAAAAAATATATACAACAATCTATTAAAACAGGTCTTAACAGTCCTATTCCATACAAAGTAATTCCATACAAAAATGGAGTTGGTATAAAAAAGATAGAGTTTTTAACCTCGTTTAAAAAAAGAAAAATAAATGCCTGAGTAAGTTGAGTAAGCTGAGTAACCATCAGCTCAGGGTGCTGGATCTCGTTTCTCGTTTCTCGTTCAAGGCGAACCTCGTTCTCGTTTAACGGATACCGCATCCCCCCCGCAGCGTAACCTTCAGACCCCCATGCACCAGCTCAGGAAACTTTTGCTTGACGCTGATCCCATGATGTCGTATGGTCAGACAAACAAAGGAGGAAAATTATGGCAGTAGATTTCGACGCACTCGATCTCGTTCGAACACAGAACAAAGCTCGTTCCTATAACAAGAGAGTTGACCACCTGCAGATGCAGAACAAGGAGCTCTGCGCGCTGGCAGAGGACTTGATTAAGGAAATGCCACAGGGAAACCGCAAGATGATGTACCAAGAAAGATTAAAGAAAATTAAAGATTCTTCTTGACAAGTATCCCATCAGCTCTTATATAAGGAATGCGGAAACTATAACAAACAAAAGGAGAGCAACAATGACTATAAGTAAAAAACTAATAAAACAGATGAACGAATATTACGGCTCAGAATATATTAAAGTAGAAGAAAATAAACCTGAAGATGGAAAAACTTATTCATTGACCGGTGCCAAAGGCACAGCATGCATTGCCAACGGCAACACATGGAAAGAATCGGAGGTGAAAGATGACTAATACAATAAAAGAATGGTTGACTGAAGAGCAAGAAGCTAAAACTTTTTTAATTAAAGATATAGCCGAACACGGTTGCGCTGGTGGCGTGTCGGGTCTAACCTACTACAACGAAACTAATGCCTTTTATGATGCTCATGAAACTGAGATTTGGAGTATACTATCGGATGCAGCAGATGCTGCTGGGATCTTAAATGGTTTGATGCTGTATAACATTTGCAAGAATCCCGACTCTCTTACTATATTGAAGAATGACCTCGTGTGGTTCGCCGTTGAGGTTGCCGCGCAAGAGCTACAAGATAATTTAGAGGAGCCCGCTGCTGGAGCTGCAGCGTGACCATCGTCGTCGTTTGGTTGTGTCTTCTCTTCCTGTTCCCCGGTTTTACATTAGCGGGGACCGGCCTGCTGATCCTTTCGCTCGTTGGAGTTCTTTGATCCAGTCTCGTCTCGTTTTAGTTAGTGGATAGCACCTGCGCTGGAGTTACTAAAGTTCAGGCACCTGAGCTGGTAGATTCTTTTGCAGAAGCTCGGTCTCGTTTGAGGTAATGGATCACATCGGTTAAAGATTACTTAAAAGCATCTGGGGACGCTGGGGAAAAGCTGGGACAGAAGATTGATGAATATCATGTGTTTTTTTAGTTTAGAATTCTTCTAAAAGATAATCGTTGCACTAGTGCATACGATACGATAAGATATAAACTTAATCAACAAAGGAGAAAAGTTATGGGATTAGATCAACACGCACACTTAAGAGGTGAGCAAATAGATTGGAAGAAATATTACTCTGATGATAGTGATCAAGAGAATAATTTTTTTGTCTGGAGAAAACACGCAAGACTTCAACAGTTCATGGCGCAGAAGTGGGACGCGCAAAACTCACATCATAATCATGGGGGAGATTTATCACATCTAAGTTTTAATTCGGATTGTGAGGCACCTTGTTATATGACCGAAGAAGTTGTTAAAGAATTAGCCGAAGCTATTCAAACGGACTTCAAGGACTACGAAGCAACTGACGGATTTTTCTGGGGGCAACAGTTCCAAGAGGACAGCGTCAAGGAGTACAAGGAACAAGATATCAAGTTTCTTAAATTCTGTGAACAAGCGATCAATGAGAAAAAGGTCGTTGAATATTGGTGCAGTTGGTAATGGTACAAGATAAATTTAACGAGACGGCTAACGCCGTCTCGTCTCGTTCTCGTGGTGGAAATAAAACTTTACTTAAACCTAAAGAGGATACGGACGCTGGTGGCGAGGCAGAAAAACTTTTCACCGAAAAAATAAAAAGACTATTTAATATGTTAGGGGATAATAATGCTAATTCTACTATTGCTAGACCTTACAAATTTAATTAAAAAAAAGTTAAATAAACGTTTGCATAAGATTTAATAAGATGTATAAAGAGAAGGTATTCATAAGAATACATAACTAAACAAAGAGGTCAAAATGACAGCAGTTAAAAAACTAAAGCCAGACGAAAAGAAATTCGTTATCGCTTATGTTCAATTAAAACTAAAATCAAACAGACTAGCTAAAGAGTTAGATACGTTAAAACAAAACATAGTGAATGTGTTTGATCGAACAGATCAAAACTTAATTATTGTTAAAGATGAGAATGGCGATAATTATGGTTTGCAAAAAATCAAACGTGTTCGTAAATCATTTGATAAGGACAGTTTTAAAATTGATCATAATGATTTGTATAATCAATTCCAGAAAAAGATTGAGTATGCAGAATACAAAGCAATAGGGGGTGACGATGCCTAATACCAATCTAATTAATATTGCTAATGTGTTAAGTGAAAGGCTTAACACTAATACACCAACATCATTGTCCGATATGGTTGTGGACAATGGTACAAAGAAGCAGTTGAATTATGAGATCATGTTTCAACTGCTAATGGGTGAGTGTGAGAAGCATATCCTTGAGAACGTTGGCAACGCAGTTGTTGATGAGTTTAAGATGAGCATACTTAAAAAGTTTAGCACACTTGTGCAGACCTTACACCCTAACGAATAACTAACACGCAAACAATGGCGAGGCTTACACCTCGCCATTGTTGTATCTATCGTACACCTATCTATCTCATACCTTGCATAGCCTAGAGCATAGCAAGGCTCATGCTCTATCTCATAATCGTTTTAAAATTTACGCTTCAGGGCTTCGCGTTCTGGTACTAGGTTTTCTGGGGCGAAAGGGTTTACCAAGTAGGTTACATTCATACACTAGGGTTCCAAACGAGATGAAGTTGATATTTTTTTGTAAATCAAGTAATATATAGAAAGGACCCTTTGTTTTATTAGGAACCACACCCCCAGGGGGGTATATTTTTTTTAGGTACCATACAGGCCGGGGGTATATATTATGAAAATAGAAAATTTATCAGAAGAAGAATTAAAAGATATCATTTTTAAAAAACAATTAGAATGGATTAAATTATGCCAAGATAATTTTTTGGTATTCGCTGAATCTGTTTGGCAAGATTTTATGTATCGTAAAGGAAAGACTAGGAAGAAGTATGGGCACCATCAACTTATTGCTGAAGCTTTTGAAGATATTGCAGATGGAGATGCAAAGAGGCTCATAATCAATATGCCTCCTAGACATACTAAATCTGAATTTGCATCTTATTTATTTCCTGCTTGGTATATTGGAAAGTACCCAAAGAAAAAAATTATGCAGGTTTCCCACAACGCTGAACTTGCATCTAGGTTTGGTAGTAAGGTTCGTAACTTAATGAACACTAGGGAGTATAAAGAAATTTTTGGAAGTGTTACACTTCGAGAAGACAGTAAAGCAAAAGGCAGGTGGGAGACTAACCATGGTGGTGAGTACTTTGCAGCGGGAGTTGGCGGATCTATCACAGGTCGAGGGGCTGATTTGCTTATCATTGATGATCCACATACTGAGCAAGATTCTATGTCGGACACAGCAATGGAACGTGCTTATGAATGGTACAGTTCAGGACCTAGACAACGTCTACAACCCGGAGGAAGAATTTTAGTTGTTATGACTCGTTGGGCAACTGATGATCTAACAGGAAGATTATTAAAAGCTCAATCAGGAAATAAAGCAGATCAATGGAAATTAATTTCTTTCCCTGCAATCATGCCTGATGATAAACCTGTTTGGCCTGAGTATTGGAACAAAGAAGATTTAGATTCTGTTAAAGCTTCCATCTCCGTTAAAAACTGGAACGCCCAATATATGCAAGATCCTACTAGTGAGGAAGGTGCGATTATAAAAAGGGAGTGGTGGATAGATTATGATAAAGAAACTTTACCAAAACTACTACACGTCATTCAAAGTTATGATACTGCATTTTCTAAAAAAGAATCTGCCGACTATTCTGCTATTACCACCTGGGGGATATTTGAACCTAAGGAAGGTTATGAAAAAGCAATTATATTATTAGATGCTCATAAAGGTAGGTATGATTTTCCAGATTTAAAAAATGTAGCCTTAGAGCAGTATCATTATTGGGAACCTGAAACTGTAATTATTGAAGCTAAAGCTAGTGGTACTCCACTAATCCACGAACTTAGACGTGCAGGAATACCTGTAGTTGATTACGTTCCAGCTAGAGGACGAGACAAGCATACTAGAATAAACTCATGCGCACCTGTATTTGAGTCTGGTATGGTTTGGGCACCTTTAGACGAACACTGGGCACAGGAAGTTATTGAAGAATGTGCTTCATTTCCTAATGGTCAGTATGATGACTATGTAGACAGCATGACACAAGCTGTGTTAAGATATCGACAAGGCGGATTTGTTTCAACATATTCTGATGATTGGGATGATAAGCCAATGAAGTTAGAAAAAGAATATAAATATTATTAGGAAAACAATTATGGCTAAAGATTACAAACCAAATAAAAAATCATTAATAGGTGATAAAACAATGAATGATGAAACTATGAGAGTTAATCATCCTGAAGATCATCCAGATGTTCAAAAAATAGCAGATAAAAAATATGATAAGATGAAGAAAAAAATATTTGGTGGTGTAGGTATGCTAGGTGACAGTATTAAAAAATCTAGAAAGATGGATGCTAAAGCAACTAAAGAATCTAAACGTTTTATGGATACAGTTCAAACAATAAAATCTAAAAAAATGTCTGCATCAGAAGGTTCGTTTTCTAAAGGTGGCAGAGCCGGTTACAAACACGGTGGTTCACCCCAAGGTTACGGCGCAGCTAGAACTTCTGGCATGGGTCTTCAAGATGAAGAATTAAAACCAGGTAAAGTGTACAAAGCAAAAAGAGGAAGTGGTTTAGATCTTCCTGTTATTAATTCAGTTAAACCTACTGTTAATAAAACTAAAAGAGCTCAAAATCTTTCTGAGATGAAAATACAATTTACTAAGCAAAAAAATAGAACTGGTATTAATTCAGGTACTTTAGATAAAATTTTAAGTAAAACTAAAAATCCTTATTCAGATTTAAAAGCAACTACAGCTAAAGGTCCTACTCAATATTCTTCAATGGATGAAATGAGACAAGCAAAAGGTTTTAAACCAGGAGAGTCTAATACTGCTTTTCTGAAAAGAAGAATGGATTTAAGAGCTGCTACGAAAGCAGTAAGTGCAACTAAAATTGGTAAAATAGCTTTAGGTGTCGGTGCTGCGGGAGTCGCTGCATCTCAATACTTAAAATCTAAAATGAATAAGAAAGAAGTTAAGAAAAAAATGGGTGGCGGCATGATGAAGAAATATTCTAAAGGTGGTGGTGCTGACATGGGTAGTTCAAGATATAAAGCTTTTAAAACAACTCAAGATGTACTTAAAACTTTAAAGGATTCTACTGATTTAACTTCTACTCAAAAACAAATGTTAACTTATGCAAAAGCAAAAACTTTTAAAAATCAAGACAGACTTACTGAAAGAGATATCAAAAAAGCTAGCTCATTAGTTAAAGGCAAAATGGGTGGTGGCATGATGATGCAAAGACCTATGGGTTATAAATCAGGCACTTTTGTCCAAGCACGTGGTTGCAAACTAGGTAGAACAAGACCTACTAAAATTACATAGGAGGGACGATGTCCCTAAAGGCATTATTTAGAGCCGGTAAAGAATTACTTAAGGCGGAGAGGCCTAGACCAACACCGGCTACCGGACAACAGCCAAGAAGAATAGGAGATAACAATCCCCCTAGTCCAATTGATAAACCTAAACCTTCACAACAAACAGGAAAAGAATTAGTTACACAAGAATTAAAAAACCCACCTGTTGTTCTTAAACAAACAAAACCCCTACAGATGGGTGATGACATGGCACCTGCTTTTGGTTCATCAACATATGACTGGGCTATGAGAATGGGAAGATCTAAATACAGCGCAGACGAGTGGCTAGATCATTTAACATCTACTAGAAAAGTAAACTTTAATATATTTGGTAAACCTGCAACTAAGACTGTCCGTGAGCAGAAAAGATTTAAATACGATTCAGGACCCTTTGCCGGTAAAGAAGTTAGTGTATCCAAAGAAGAATTATTCGATTCCAATTTAGCAATTTTCAATGAAGCAGGAGATCTAACCGGTGGCCTGTTATTTGCAGCAAAGAAGTTCGGTCTTAAATTAGATGCTAATGAAATAGGATCAATGATTAAACTAAATCCTATCAATAGATTAAAACCAATAGAGTTTGGAGTTGCACCAGGAGTTAAAACAGCTTTCGACAAGTCTTACAACACTGCAAGATCTACCGTGCAAGAGTTACAAGTTAAATACAAAGGAGCAGGTACAGGAGAGATAAAAGAATCTTTAGATGACTTACAATACTATTTAAATGCAGCAGGAAGAGGGGGAAGTCAAAGTGCTATTAAGGATGTTAACGGTGCTATGAAAAGATTAAGTGATGCTATCCCTCCGAATGAAAGAATTGTTTTAAATAAAACTATAGGAGACTTAAATACTAAAGCGGCCCCTCTACAAAAATCTATGACAAAATACGGTGATGAGTCTAACTACACATTACAAGGAGGTAAAGATTACAGAGAAACTGTATTTACCCTTCCCGAAGATATCGTAACCAATTCATCACTTAGAAATAAAGGTGGACACTTTACTAGTGAGATTGGAGATGCGAATAATATTTATCATATAAGGTACGATACAAGGTTCACCCCTGAAGGTAAAAAAGTATTTATGATTAATGAAATACAGTCTGATGTAAACCAGAGTATTGCTAAGTCTTTAACTAAATCCCAACAATTAGGAGGAGAACGTAGACTTAATCCATTTAATGCTGACATAGAATTAAATTTACTTGTAAGCCAACGAGGTAAGATGTTAAAAGATTTAGATGATGCAGTTGCTAATAATGAGTTTGGAAGAGTAAATTCAATTAGTGCTTCTATGAAAGATATTAATACAAAATTAAAAAGATTAACTACGAGTAGAGATGCTTCTGGAAATAGTAATACCAAAGATTATTTTCCTATGGTTGAAGCGGATTCTTATGGGGACCATGCTGTTAAATATTTAATGCAAAAAGCTGCGCGTGAGAATGTTGATTACATAGCCGTTGCTCCTTTTGACAAAGTAAGTTTCAGACAAGGTTATAAAGCGGGTAATGAAAGATTTTACGGATACGCTAATGGTAAAGGTATTGGTAAAAAAGGAAAAGCTGTACTTCCCGATGTAATGAGTAAGAATGCAAGATTCTATGGTTCACAAGCAGGGCCAACAAAAATATCTTTATCTGATCCAACTAAACCATATAAAACAATGGGAACAGATAAATTTAAGTATCCATCAGATCATCCTTTAAAAGGAAAAGAAATTAAAAGTGATTATCACACTACCGCTCAAGAAAGTCCTGCTAGAGAAACAATGGGTCCCGGAACCTTTAAAAATATTCCAGAAGGAGATCCACGCTTGTATTTTGATGCATATGCGATTAAAGTGGTTCCACTAATGAGAAATACACAAAAAACTTATAAGTCCCAAGGCGGACTTGTGGTGGATATGTTTAAACCAATAAGGTACAATTAATCATGGCGATAGAAAAAGTAACAGAGGAATTAGCAGAAGAAGAAGTTGAACAACCCGATGGTTTACCCGTAGACGTAGAGATCGAAGGTGAAGAACAGGTTGATGAAGAAACGGCTGAACAAGATTTTAATGCAAACCTTGCAGAAGACATGGATGAAAGAACTCTTAAAGAAATGGGTTCTGATTTAGTTGAAGAATATAAAAAAGATAGAACTTCTAGAAAAGAATGGGAAGACGCTTACATTAAGGGTTTAGATTTATTAGGTACAAGAAACCAAGAAGTAACAAAACCATTTAAAGGAGCTTCCGGTGTCACGCATCCATTGTTAGCAGAAGCTGTTACACAGTTCCAAGCACAAGCTTATAAAGAATTAGTACCCTCTGACGGGCCAGTACGAACACAGGTTATAGGACTACAAACACCGGCCACCGAAGCACAAGCCGAGAGAGTTAAAGATTACATGAACTACCTTCTGATGGAGGAGATGGAAGACTACACAACTGACATGGATCAGATGTTATTCTACCTACCTTTATCTGGATCTACATTTAAGAAAGTTTATTTTGATGCCTTGCGAGACAGGCCTGTATCTAAATTTATTCCAGCAGAAGATTTAGTAGTTCCCTACTACGCATCTGATTTAAAAGATTGTGAAAGAATTACTCACGTTATTCAAATGACTTCAAACGAAGTCACTAAAAAAATGGCCGCAGGTTTTTATAGAGACATTGATTTAATTGACAGTAGTACAGAACCAGATTCAATTCAGAAAAAATTAAATGAATTAGAAGGTGTTAAAGGTACTGGATCAGATTATTTAAATACTATACTTGAGATGCATGTAGATTTAAATTTAGATGACTATGAAGATTTTGATGACAAAGCTAAGAAGATTAAAATTCCTTATATTGTAACTGTCGATGAAGGTAGTGGAGAGGTTTTATCTATTTACAGAAACTACAAACCTGATGATACTACTTATGCTAGAACAGAATATTTTGTTCACTATAAATTTTTACCGGGACTAGGTTTTTATGGTTTTGGTTTAACGCATATGATTGGTGGCTTATCACAAGCTGCAACACAAGCATTAAGACAATTGATTGACGCAGGTACTTTAAAAAATTTACCAGCAGGATTTAAAGCTAGAGGTATTAGAGTTAGGGATGATGATCAGCCTATTCAACCAGGAGAGTTTAGAGATGTAGATGCACCTGGAGGAAATATTAGAGATCAGTTCTTTAACTTACCTTTTACAGAGCCTTCACCAACATTATATAACCTTATGGGTTTCGTTGTTCAAGCAGGACAGAAATTTGCTGCTATTACAGACTCTAGTGTTGGTAATGATACTCAAAACAGAGCAGTTGGAACTACAATGGCGTTAATGGAAAGAGGATCACGAGTAATGAGTGGTGTTCACAAACGTTGTTACTATGCGATGAGATTAGAGTTTAAAATTTTAGCAAGAATTTGTGGTGAGTCTTTACCTCCGGAATATCCTTATGATGTTTACGGCGGTCCAAGAAATATTAAGCAAACAGATTTTGATAGAAGAGTTGATATTTTACCTGTTGCAGATCCAAATATTATGTCTATGGCACAAAGAGTAACTCTTGCACAGACACAATTACAAATTGCACAGTCTAACCCACAGATGCACAATCTACACGAAGCGTATAGACGTGTTTACGAAGCGTTAGGGACTAAACAGATAGAGGCAATTTTAAAAGCACCACCAAAGCAACCAGAACCTTTGGATCCTGCTAAAGAAAATGCACGATCATTACAAATGAAGTTACTTACAGCATTTGAATTTCAAGAACATGATGCTCACTTACAAGCACACATGGCTTTTATGCAATCTAGAATGGTTCAAATTAATCCACAAGTGTATGCATTGCTACAATCACATATTTCAGACCACGTTTCCTTTAAAGCTAAAGGACAAGTTAAAGAAATGCTTATGCAAAATCCTGAAATGGCGCAAATGGCGCAACAAGACCCGCAACAGTTTGAAATAATGTTTGAAGCTGAAGTTGCAAAGGTTGCAGCACAGATAACCCAAGAATTAGTTCAATCTGAAATGGCTTCACAAAATAAAGAAGACCCTTTAGTTAAAATTAAACAACAAGAAATTGATTTAAGAGCTATGGATCTTCAAAGAAAAGCTGAAGAAACTAAATTCAGAGCGGATCAAGAAAACCAAAGAGCGGCAGAGAAATTAGAGTTTGATTATGATAGACTTTTACAACAAGATGAACAATCTGATGAACGTTTAGCTGTTGCGAGAGAAAAAATAAACAAAAAATGAGAAAAGGATTAAGTGGAGGAGTTCCTTACGGACCACCCCCTAAAAGAGGGCCTAACCCACAAGGACTAACTGAAAAAATCTATAAAAGTGTTAAAACATACACAAAAAAAAAATTACGAAAGTCTAAGCAAAAAAAATAAATTAATATTTTTAGCTGGAGTCTTTGATGGTGAAGGTAGTTTTGGTATTTGGTCGTCCGGCCGTGGTAGATCTAAAAGATTTGGAACAACTGTAGAGACTTCTGATGAAGATATGGTAAAAAGATTCCATACTATGTTTGGGGGATCTTTTTTTGTCTGTCCAGCACGTCAAAAACACCACAAAGACACCTGGAGGTGGAGAGTAGTAGGCGATAGGGCTTACGAATGCATGGATAAGATGATATCCTATATGTGTTTAAGAAGACAGGAGAAATACAATGTGGTTACAAGCACTATCACTAGCAAGTAAAGCGGCTACACATATCTATAAGAATAAGCAAGAGACTAAAATGCTTATGTCTGATGCTGAAAAGCGTCATGCTTTAGCAATGGCCAACGGTGAGAAAGAGTACCAAGGTAAACTCCTGACTTCTAGGGATTCAGACTGGAAGGACGAATTTATTTTAATCTTGCTCTCAGCACCTATAGTATTACTTGCATGGGCAGTATTTTCTGATGATCCAGCAGCTATGGAAAAGATGAAATTGTTCTTTGAATATTTTTCACAACTTCCATTTTGGTATCAAACAATTTTTGTCGGAGTCATAGCGAGCGTCTATGGACTTAAGGCAACAGATCTAATAAAGAGAAAATAATGTTAAGTTATGAAGATATGAAGAAAAAGTTTCCCTCTATAACAGGAGCTGAGTATGGTAGAGCAGCTACTATGGCAAACAAATTTAAAATACCAGTAGACAAGTATTATGCTGAGATGTTAAAAAATGCGAAAGAAGAAAAATAATGATTAGAAATTTTAAAGATATAGTGATTTTATTAATAACAAGTGGTGTATTATTACTCCTTGGAGTTATTATTATAGGTGACTATGTGGTAGCACTAGAAGAAAATAGACCAGTAG